TCGCCATCCAAATACGCCTTAAGTAGCTGCGGGTCATAGTTGGCCTGCATCCGCTCGATGAAGTCAGGCGGCAGGTATGGGTTGTCCTGCGTCCGCATCCTGATCAGCCGCCGATCCTCACGGCCCTTGCCGTCTTCACTGGCAAAGGTCTGCCACATCCAGCGGAAGCCTTCAGGTGTCGAAGCGGCTGCAAACTGCCGCACGTTGCCGGACCGTAAGCGGCCAAGGATCTTGGGGAATGCCTTGTTGGCAATCGACGGGTTCACCGTGTCGATCTCGTCAGCCAGGATCCAGGCGCCGTTGATGCCGATGATCCGCTGCCAGTTCTCAAAACTGCGGCACAGGATCTTGGTATCGCCGCCCGGTAGGTGCAGGTTGTACTCAGGCAGCGGGGAAGCGCGGAAGGTGTACGGGATGTCGTACATCTCAAGGAAGTCGTCAAAATCGCTTTGCCAGATGTCGCGGATCAGCGGCCCTGTGGGTTCCATGACCACGCCGATGAAGCCCTGGTTGGCCATGGCAAGGTGCACAGCCTTGGCGCACAGTGCCCGCGTCTTACCGGCGCCGTAGCCAGCAGATACGCCAAGGATGCTGGTGGTCTGGTCATCAACGAAAGCAAGCTGCCCAGGGTGGAGGTCGCTGCGGATGCGTTGCAGCACGTCATCCATGCCATCGCCAGCCTTGACCAAGAAGCCAAGCAAGGGTGACGGCTCAACAATGCCGGTGAGCAGGCTCATCCGTTCAAGTCAAAGCGAAGCAGCCGGGCCTGGGTTTCCACGGCTTTGATAGCAACGCCGATGTTGCCCCGCTTCCGGGCTTCACGTTCGCAATCCTGCAAGCGGGAAAGGGCAGCAACAAACCATTCATCACGGTTTTGATCGGCCACCTCCTGCTGAAGTTTTCGTGCTCTGGCAATGTAATTTTCAGCCTGACGCTCGCTTATATCCCACTCTTCCGCACAGTGACGCACAATTTGCGTGCGGCTATATGCCTGCAAAAGAAGATCGTAGACCGCATTTACACGGCCATCGACTTCAACGTTGGTTCCCTTCTTTGCCATAGGTACAGGTTAGGGCATCGGCTTTGAGGATGGCATTCGCTCTGCTGCGGGCAGTTTTGGCGCGGATGTAGGCAAGGCCATCAGGTGTCTTGAGCCAACAGCGTTGGCACAGTGGTAAATGGTCGCCATTGCGGATGGTCTTGCCGCAGCAGAGACAGATCGGCAAAGGCGGTAGTCGGCCTGCCTTGCGATCGCGGTAGCGCTGAGCCTTGCTTGCTTGAGTCATGACTAACCAAAAAGATGCAATTGCTGAACTGGTGGCTGCAACGGGGCGGTGCCCCATTGGTTGCCCATGGCTTTGGCGATGCCTTCAAACGTTCGGCTGCGCTCTTTCCAGCGATGTGGTGAAGGTGGCATCATGTGAACCCGTGGCTCGCGTCCTTTAACAACATCGGTAGACCTGAGGCGGGGAAGGTTGTGGAGCCATAAGCAAGTGGCTTTTACCTCACCATGACCAAACTGCCACGGCTGAATGATTTGATCAGGTGGTCTGATGGCTGAGCTGATGATGCTTACCGGATTTTCGATGCACCAACGCGGGACAGGTGCATCCATGAGAAGTCGAACAAAGTCAAGCGCTTCGGCCTGCTCGCGCTGCTTGCGATGGAAGTGGCGCGAGCCACTGACTGCCAGATGAGTGCAAGGTGGATGGGCGATCATTAAATCCCACCCGAGAGCCAGCACCTGTTCCACTGGCTGTTGAAGGTGGTAGCTGGCATCGGCTTCGCATTCGAGCAGGTCGCAACTCCATGCGTCGTGGCCGTGCGATCTGAAGGCATCACGCACTCTGCCGCTGTATTCACAGGCAACCAGAACGCGCATTCAAAGGGTGGCGGTGAAAGCCTTGAGTGCGTCCATGGTGGCGGTGCAGGCAGCCTCAGCGGCATGGCGTTCGGCGTCGGGTGCCTTGCGCTTGAGGCAGTCGTGGTAGATGCCGGTTGCGTACTTGCGCTCGGCGTGGAGGTAGCGAAGCTGTTGGATTTGAGCGGTGGTCATTGGATTGAATTGATTTGCTTGACCTGCCTACTGTAACCCCTAGGTCGCGGCTTGACGAGCCAATGGTGTGCAGGTTCATGGTTTGTCACAAATGGATCCAGCGGCGTGACCGGAATTGCCACCTACGCCAGTGTTTGCAAGGCTTGTCACGTTTGTCACGCTGTGTCACGGTCCCTGTTACGCCGAAATCCCTTGCAGCGCAGCCATTGTCACGCTTGTTACTCTTTTTCTATAAATAAAGATATAGATAGAGAGGGGTAAGAGGGGGTAAGGGGGGTTCTCTGTCTGTATGGGGTTATGTTTCCCCGGAAGCGTGACAAGCGTGACAAGCGTGACAAGCGTTGCGGCGCAGGCGATCTCAGCGTTACGGTCGGCGTGACAAAATCAAAAAAGCGTGACACCTGAAAAAAGCGTGACAAGCGTGACAAACGTTGCGGCGCAAGGGAAGTGAGCGTAACAGTAGATTTGTCACGCTAGGAGGTCGATGGGTATGAGGGTGCAGCGCATGGTGCCCATTTTTTCAAAGCGAATTGGGCTGGTTGTCACGGCGCCATCAATACGGCGTAACGCTTGGCGGTGAGCACCACCGCTCCATGGGGTGTCGCGTAGGAGGCTTTGGAGGTTGGATTGGGTGTTGGCGATGGCGATGCCACCATCGTGGTATTTGATGCCGTAGCGGGCGAGGATGGCGGCTGGTGATTCGTTGCCGAGTTGCAGGCTGGTGCGTGCAAGGGCAAAGAGTTCCCGGATGGTGATGCGCTGGTTGTCGGCAAGGACCATGGTGTTAAGGATGTGGTTGAGGCACTTGACCTCATCGGCATCGGATGGATCGGTTTGCTGGGATTCCCAGTTCATGGTTTTGATCCATGCGTGAGCCTGCTCAACGGTGAGTGGCTCACCACCACCTGGCGAGAGTGACCAAGCACCGGCTAAGAGGGTGCCGTACTGGTCGCCGTAACGCTGGCCGAATTGGATGGCTAGGGCCTTGGCAAGAGTGTGTGCGTTTTTGCGGATGGTGGGGATGTTTTGGACCGTGCGGGCGATCAATTCACGACCACGTTCGGGCGTGACGGTTGCGAGGATGTCTTGCTCAAAGGCGGTCCATTCGTCTTTGTCAAGTGGATCCTTGCGGAGACCTAAGACGCAAAAGCGATCGATGTCTGCCTTTTGGATGAGTGCAACGTTGATGGAAGAAACGCAGAACATGCTGCGAATTTCAAAGGCGTTTGCGCCACCTGAGGTGGTGCCTTTGTAGATTTTGCCGCCTTCTGATGATGCAATTCGAGCAAGTGCAAGGACGTTTTGAACGATCTGTTTGTCGCGTTGTTCGTTCTGCTCAAACTCGTCAAAGACAACTGGGATTGCATCAGAGCGCAGGGTGCCGCGCAGACCTGCTTCTGTTGTGCCACCTGTTGCAGCTTGATAGATGCCGCCAAGGAGGGGACGTAGGAAGTGCTTGAGGATGGTGGTTTTGCCGGTGCCTGCACCACCTGTAATCCAGGCATGTGGTCGCCAGTCCAAAGCACCGCAGACTGGGGCGAGGACGGTCCAGCCAAGTAGGAAGTAGGCGTTAACTGGCACCTCCCAACGAAAACGTGTAGCGATGTTGCGGATCTTGATCGCCATTTCGTCTGAAAGTGGCGTAGCTGCGGGTCCGGTCAGTTGCTTGGCATGTTCGTAGAAAAAGTGGGTCAGTGGTGGGGAGGAGATGTCATGCTCGATGCCATCGACGATGAGGCGATCACCAAGGTGAACGATGACGCGATCACGGTCGTACCAGGCACCACGACCACGAACGCGATCCGAGTCGTAAACGCCTTGGCCCAAACAGAGCGACATGAGGCTATCGGCTGCTTGATCCCAATTGGGACCAGTGCCTTTGTTGTAGGCAGCCAACCACCATTTGAGAGGCGCGAGGTTTAGCAGATTGAGTTTGGTGTGCTGGCTAGCTGTTAGCTCAATGACCTGACCACCAGCGGTTGGCAGATAGAAGTAGGAACCGCGATCAAAACCAAGGCAACGGAAAGGAAGCTCTGATGGCTCGGGTTCTGGTTCTGGATCGGCAGGCTCACCATCCTGCGGCGGTGGAGCAATGGGCTCCAGTGGTTGGGAGATGTTGGTCTTAATGTAGGCGGCTGCTTCCTCGATTGACCATTGAGCATCGGCTAAGTCCCAGCCTTCTGTGGCGTCTTGGGGTGGTGATGCAATTTGCAGGCGATCAACGCCAAGTTGCAGCAGCTTGCGCGATAGCCGATCCATAGCTTGACGGCCAGGTTGATCGGCATCAGGCCAAAGGATGATCCGCCGATTGGCTATGGGCGACCAGTCGGCTTTATCGATGGCCTTGCAACCTGATGGCCAGGTGGTGACCACTGCCTTTGGGTAAAGCTTGGCGGCTGCGTCAGCGGTCTTTTCGCCTTCAACAATCAGTACGGTTGCGTCGGGTTTGGTTGCTAGTGCATTGAGGTTGAGGAGAGGCCGAGGTGCAGGTGGGGCCTTCCAACACCATGTGGAGCCATCCCAGTAAAGGGGACGGATCTGCTTATTAGGGAAACGGCAGACGATGAAATCTTGGCTGTAGTGCCAGACGGACTCAGCGCCTTTGGTCGGTGGCTGTGGGCGCTGCGGGGTGATGCCGAGGTGGTGTTCGATGCGAGTAGCTGCTTCTTTGAATGACCAGTTGTTGCGGCGCATCAGCAAGGTCATGCCATTGCCAGCACCGCCGTTGCAGTTTGGTCCGCCGCATTGATTGCAGAACCAAGTGCCGTTGCCTTCGCGGTCGTCAAAGCGATAGCGATCTTCGCCACCGCAGAGGGGACAAGGCTGGTGTTTGTCGGTGAGCTGGTCGGCTGTGATGCCAGCAAGGGCGCCAAGAATTGACGGCCAATGGCCGTTAGCTAGATCTGTAATTTTGGTCATGCTGTGGGCTGCTGCTGCATTGCTGCGGCAATCATCTGTCGGACGAAAGCCGATCGGGACATCAACTGACCAGCCTGAAGATCAAGCCACGCAATTTGCTCTGGTGGCAGGTCAAGGGTGATGGTGCGGCGCTGGAGGCGCTGAGGTTGCATGGGTTGCGCTGGCGGATTGCTGGGGTTACTAT